CTGTTGCGAAATAAGGAGCTGAAGTTCTATAACGAGCTTGCGGTCAACGCTGGCCAGCGTAGCGGTAAGTCAATCCTTGTAGCTATGTTGAGTTCCTACATAACGCACCAGATTCTGAAAGTGCAGCGACCTACAGAGGTACTGGGTATCGGGGATAACACGATACTTCACGGCACGTTCGTAGCGTTGACACAGAAGCAGGCTATGGATACGTTGTGGGAACCGTATTACGGCTATCTGCTGACAAGCCCATGGTTTCAGAAGTACCATGCGTTAATCAGGGAGTACGAACGTAAGTATGGTGTGGAGGTCATGAAGATTCGTGACACCTTCGTATTGTATCGTCACCGTAGCTTAGTTGTTTATCCAGCAGGTCCAGACAAACGTGTGCTTCGTGGTCGTACCCGTATCTTCTCAGCGACGGACGAAATCGGCTGGTTCGACAACAACGAAGCTAGCGCTAAGGTTAAAACGAGTGCGCGTGAAGTTCACATAGCTCTCGACCGTTCGCTGCTTACTGTGCGTGCTGAAGAGCAACGCCAGATAGCGGCTGACTTCGACCTAGCGTTTACCGGATATAACTTCAACATATCAAGTCCGTCACATGCACGCGACAAGATAAATGAGTTGGTGCGTCTGTCTCAAGGCTCAGAGAAGATTCTGGGTCTACATGCACCTACGTGGAAGATGAATCCGAAAATCAGCCAAGAGTCTCTGTCTGAGAACTTCAAGAATGACCCTGTAGGCACATGGCGAGACTACGGTGCTGTTGCGCCGCTGTCTGCCAACCCATTCATTACGCAGATGGACATGATCAATGACGCGCTGCGTGATAAGGGACGTAACCTGGTTCAGTATAACACGGCTATCATGCGTGCCAAAGATGGTTCTCGCACACGATACGCTACAGTGACCAACGTTAAAGCGACAGACGCACCTTCGATAATGGCAATTGACGCTGGCTACAGTAACAACTCGTTTGCACTTGTCGTAGGCTCGTATGATGAACATATGTGTATCAGTGCGGATGTGCTGGTTGAGATTATGCCTTTGCCTGGCATACCTCTGAACTACTCCCTCATCTTTGAGCACGTTATGAAGCCGCTGTTTGCCGCTCGGAACGTCAAGGTCGTACTAGCTGACAGATGGCAGAGTATCAAGATATTGCAGGATTCATCTCCGTTTGTTGAGGTCACACGGCAGTATAGCCTGAAGTATGCAGACTTCTGGACGATCAAAGCGTTGCTCGAACAGAACACCGTATCTCTACCACGACCATTAAAGGTTAAGACTGTCGAGGAGACATTGAAGTTCCCGCAGGACGAATACCCTCTGTGCTTCGAGGGATATCCAACAGAGCACTTGATGCTCCAGTTCGCTACTGTCCAAGACAGCGGTAGCCAAGTACTCAAGGGCACAGGCTATACGGATGACTTGTGGCGTGCGTTGTGTCTGATGTGCTGGGGCTTTGAATCAACTGAGTTTGATGAAGAGCTTACACGTAAAGCCGAAGTCAAGAGGAATCGAGACCCAAGTAGACTCGGTGTGTCTAAAGGAAGGTCTAACTCGTCAGGGGCTAATTTAGGACTGTCTGCTCCTACTGCTGCCAGTAGTGCAGTATTAAAATCACGAAGATAGGGCTAAGAGGAATCAAAATGAAATCCACCAAATACGTTAATCCGCTGCTTGACTCGCCTAAGCATACGTCTGAGAGTGACGTTTCAAATAGTGTGCCGCTTCTGGAGAGCACCTCTGCATTGTCCGTCACTTCAGCAGCTGAATGCCCTAAGTGTCACAGACAGACCGTTGAGTCTAAGCTTGCGAATAGTGAAGCTGTTATGTTCTGCCCTGTGTGCGCAGTCACTATGGCAATTCCTAAATGACCGTAAGTTTTCAACGTAAGCGCAGAGCTTCGGCCCCTGCCGTTGAGATCAAACACAGCCGAGGCGTAGGATCTGATTCAACGTCTCGTATAGCAAAGCGTAATGAACAAGCAATGAAGTCCCAGTCGTCTGCTGGTGGCTCAGGCGCTGCAAACGGTAGTACTCAAGTCGGTTCTCTGCCTCTTAATATCGACGTCAACTCAATTCTGGACGGCATGACACTTGGTGTTGATGAGCGACAGCTGTTTGACGTATATCGAGACATCTATTTCCACGACCCTATATGTGGCGCGACAGTGGATATGTTCAGTAATCTGCCATTCAGTAACTACTCGTTTGGTGGCGGTAAGGAAGCGCTACTTGAGCCGTACTACGAAGTCAATGAGCGTCTAAACTTGTCAGCGTCTCTGCCAAACATAAGCACAGACCAACAAGTCACTGGCGCGTTCTGCGGATCGATGTTATACAACCAGCAGAAGAAGCGGTTTGTGGATTTGATGTGTCATAGATACGACAACATTGAACTCACGCCAGTGCCTATGAACTCGCAAGACCCTATAATGGAGCTTCGAGTACCTGAAGATATGCGCAGACTATTCAGCAAAGAGTCCAAGCGCGTAGACAAGATCAAAGAGCAACTAGGTCCTGACTTTGTAGCGAAGCTTATGAGCGGCGACCTAGTGGAACTCGATCCGTTAGGCACGATATACATACCGAGACGTACATTCAGCTTCGGTGAAGGTGTGTCGTTGTTCAAACGTGTACTGCCTATTTGGTTGATCGAAAAGAACCTGTATCGAGGCACACTCATTGAGAGTGGTAGACGCCAGCGCGGCATCATGCAAGTCCAAGTGGGTGACGGCGATAGCTGGGATCCAACGACAGAAGAAATGGAGTTCATTACTGACCTTCTGTTGAATGCGGATGCTGACCCTATAGGTGCAGTAGTGACTACAAAGCTAGGAGTTCAGATAAACGAATTCCGGCAAGGTGGTGACTTCTGGAAGATTACTGATATTTGGGATCAGACAACGCAATACAAGCTACGCTCTATGGGTGTGAGTGAATCGTTCCTAAGCGGCGAAGCAACTCTAGCCAATACAGAAGCCAACCTAAGCGTGTTCATTGAGTACATGAGGGCTTACAGAGATCGTATGACTCGTGATGTGTTCTACAATAAGATCTTCCCTCTGATAAGTCTGATGGAAGGACTGGTAGTTACACGTAACGGTAAAGTCATTCGTAAGTCAGGTCTGATGGATGGCGGCTTAGATGAAGTGATGTATCGTATGAACGACGGTAGTCGCCTGTTCATACCGTCAGTACATTGGGAGAAACAGCTACGCCCAGAGCAAGATCAAGGCATGCTCGATACTCTGAGAGCTATGACTGAGATGGGGCTTCCTGTTAGTATGCGTGCTATCGCAGCTGCTGGCGGTTACAACCTGAATCAACTTCTGATGGACCAAGATGAAAATCTTGCGTTACAGCGTCGTTTGCTGGATTATAAGAAACGTCAGGTAGATTTGGAAGCTGAATACGCTCCACCTCAAGATGCTGGTGGCGGTGGCTTCGGATCTATGTCTGCGGTGCTTGGCAACTCAGCACGACCAACGTTGAGTAGTCGTAACTTTGAAAATCAATTCGAGCTGTATGACACCACAGTGACAGGCAAGAAGAAGCACATATTTAATCAAACGCGGGCGCACGAGAAATCCAACATGGCTATATACAAAGCCACTAAGAACCTACAGCGTCACGCAAACACACCATTGTACGCAAACACTGTCACTTCACACAGACCGAGTGCAGGAGAAGGTGCTGCGTTATCACGTATGGGGTTGATTTGATGTATAAAACACTTAAGGGCCTGTACACCAGGCTCTTAGTCCACATACGGACTAAACGTCTTGCGAAGAAGAACAAGCGCATTGAGTCTGACTGCACCACATTGATCATGAAGCTTCTGCCTACAACGTGTGAGATGTATGTAGAGGACAATGCTATTCTGAGCTGCAATCCTATCGCGTTGAGAGCAACGACGATACGAGGTCTGCAAGTGCCCAAGACCTCCGTGTTAGCTCACAGTGCTGTCATGGAAGACATTGTTACTCAGATTAGTGGTGCTGTCTGTGAAGATGTTCTGTTGCTGCTGAGGTACAGAATCGAGGCGAACTGGATTGACACCACCACAATTGTGAATTTAGTTAAGCTTCAGGCTCGCATCCAAATGTCCTGTACTGAACTGTCAAATAAGACAAATCACCATGTTGCTGCTGCTTTGAGTGCAGCGCTAACTGATGACAAGTTGAAGTATGGTTCTGCTATGGCTGCAATCTCAAAAGAGTTGATGGTGGCCTCAACGCCAGGCGTGTATGCTGCGTTCTACGGTACTGCCGTTGCGTTCGCATACAGAGATAGGATTCCCAATCTCTCAATGTTTTTAAGGAAAGCCAATGCACAACGTACCAGTGGCGTTTCTGACGTCTAGCCAGCGTGTTTTATTCGGAGTATCTTCGCAGCCTCAATATGCGATAGGCATTCGATGCCCAGATGATACGAGTACCAGTATGTTTGTCGTGCTCGTAGATGAGCATGTGACTGCCAATGCTACAGGCACGATAGTTCCTGACTTAGGTATTATACCTGTCGACATTTTGGAATCGTATTGCGCTGTATACCGAGCACTCATTGCTATGTCTCAGAATCCAGATATCTGTAAAGACATATCGTTGATTGACTGGTCGTCTGTTACTCGACGGGTGGATTCTGCCTATGTCTACACAATTTGACATAACGAGACTTAAGTCTCTCTGTAAAACAAAAGGCATATCTTTCTCACAAGATGTACGCGAGATCGCTAGACGTCTTCAAGGAGAGTATGCCTTACGGTACGGTCAGAGCATAGCGCTTATCGTATCTAGGCAGGTTAGAGCCTCAGGTGTATCAGATACTGATTACGCACTTGAGTTCTACCGACAGCTATCTGTAGCTTCCTACGAGGCTACAGTGACTTCACTTTGCAAAGCATTAGATGAACAAGGAGATGCGAATGACTGAATTGGACAACCAAGCGATTGATGATCAAGAAACAGAACAGCCCCTGTTTCCAGTATATCACTTGGAAAAGGGTGAAGGTATTGTGTTCCTGATTTCGGCTGCCTCTGAGTATGAGGAAGACGCAGAGCAAGCTCAGGCCGTTCAGGACATGCTGAACGAGCAAATCTACTCAGGACCATCCTCTCTGGATTCAGATAACGTTATTGAATCAGGTAACTATGATCTGCTTTATGCCGATGCTGCGACATTGATTGATCAAGGTGACTTCGAAGAAGGTCTGTCTACTACATTCTGCGTGACAAGCGTAACTGTGGTTGATAAGTTGATACTCGTTCATGCCGCCATAGGTCTTGACCCAGATGCGGAAGACATAGAGTACGAGGAAGAAGAGACTACGCCTTCTTCCGAAGAGCCCGACGCTGACTGGTCATAACAAGTCAAAAAGAGGGCAATCGCCCTCTTTTTCTATTTCTGAAGGAAATCCTCACATGGGCTACAAAGACGTTGTTATTCTCGATACGCATTCCGCTAAAAACAGACTGTTTATGATCTACGACATGACGCCATGTGAGGCGGTTGCTTGGATTACGGCAGTCAATCCTAAAAGCCAACGCAACTTAAATATTCCAATTCGTGTTTCAGACACAGGTTATGATACTCGTGATCTTGTGCAGACAGGTCGGTCCTATGCCGCAGCGTACACAAGAGTTCTAGCGTATGATGTTGTAGCCTGCTGTTACTGTGCGTTTCCTGTTCTGTCTGCGACCGTAGCTCGTGGTATAAAGAAAGCGTTTGAAGAGAATATGAGCATCATATTCAGACCAGAAACAAGTAACACACCACTCGTCAGCAGAGTATCCATCGCTTTCGGTAAAAGCATAGACCTACCCAATGTTGAACCTATGAAGCTGTCGGATACATTCTATGACCCCAGCCGTCTCCTATCAGTGTCAGACATTTTTGGTGACTTTGTTGAGTCTAAGTCACACCGCTACACACGCGAGTTATTGAACTCCTTACCAGCTGCAATCAAATACATATTGATCAAAACGTGGGTTAAGCAAGTAGGAGCGGAATATGATTCAGGTTCGTAGCGTAGCAATATCGACGTTATATGGAAAGAAACTTGTTATCTGCGACACGACAGAACCTGAGCCTACAGCTTGGCTGCAGCCAAAGCAAGACCATCCGTGCCTGAGATTCCCTATCAAAGTGTCTGCGACGCCCTACGGTCTTCGTGATTGGTTGTGCCCAGTTGCGTGCATCACGAAAAGCTCTGCTGTGCTCGTATATGACATAGAGGCCAGCGAATACATCACATTCGAAGCACACGGCGATGAACTAATCAGTATGCTGCGTTCTGCCTCTACGGATGCAATTGTCATACTGCGTGACTGCCCTAAACTTGGCAGTGTTGTAGTCACAGCTGAGATAGACGGTATTCTGTTTGATGAGTCTGAAGGTAGCTACTGGCGTTCTGGTTGGCGTACATTTGAATACATATCACCGCCAGCCATATCGGAACTGTACACGAGTTTAGACTATCTGTATTTGCGTACAGGCGAAGGTTGGAGATATCACTTATACGCGTACCCTGTGGCAGCCAAGTATATGCTGTCTAAACTTATGATACGACACCTAACAGGACAGCCTTATGTATAACAGTTACGTGGATCCAAACTGCGAATTGCCCTCGCCTAATCTAGTTAATTGGACTATGCTTCTGGCTCGTGAGCTTGTGTTGGTTGAAGTTGGTGAGAGTGTGAACGCCTTTCTACTTACACCTGTGAATAGTCATGTTCGTGGAAAGCACGCTCCGGCTAAGTTAGACTTGGGTCCCTACTCAGTCAATGATTTTGTATACGGAGACCGTAGAAAACGTGTGCGTCCTACTTTGGTGTATCATAACCTTAGCGCCATCTTCTACGACTATAAGCAT